TCTAAGGATGTCGCATCTCTGCGACAAATGGATAATGTAACAACTGGGGCTTTATCCCCCGACAAAGCAGAAGACATGAGCATAAGAATTCAGTCTGCTGAATCTGCCGAAGATATTCTAAACCTAATCTACGGTTCAAAATCGTAGTAATTTCAAACTAACCGAAAGGATCTGCTTAAATGCCAGATTTATATACCTCGGCCGCCTTGCCTTCAGGGCAAGCAGGCACAGTGGTCGGTGCTAACCTTGTAACACAGGCGTATGACCGTCTCGTAGAGTTCGCTCTTCGTTCCGTACCGTCATTCCGTGCTGTGGCTGATAAGAAGCCTGTATCACAGACCCACGCTGGTTCAAGCGTACTGTTCCAAGTTTACAACGACTTGGCAGTTAAGACATCTACACTAACTGAAACCAGTGACGTAGATGCAGTAGCAGTACCTGCTACAACAACTGTTGCTGTTACTCTAAATGAGTACGGTAACTCAATCATTTCAACTCGCAAGTTGGACCTATTCAGCCTTGCTGATGTAGAGCCAGCACTTGCTAACATCGTTGCTTACAACATGAACGATTCTCTAGATCTAGTTGTCCGTGCAGTTCTTGCTGGCGGAACACAAGTTATCCGTGAGATCGCAGGAGCAATTTCAACTGCTGCTGTTACTGGTGTATCTGCAACTGATACTCTTAAGGCAAAAGACATCCGTTACGTAGTAGCGAAGATGCGTGCAGCAAACGTAGTTCCACGTCGTGGAAGCCTATTTGCTTCATACATCCACCCAGAAGTTTCACACGATCTTCGTGCTGAGACTGGAACTGCTTCATGGCGTCAACCTGCAGAGTACGTAAATCCAGCAGGTATTTATGCTGGTGAGATTGGAACTTTTGAAGGCGTTGCTTTCATCGAGTCTCCACGTCTACCTAACTCACAGGCTGGTGCAGGTTCAGGCACAACTCAGACTCGCGTCTACGACACATTTATCATGGGTCAACAGGCACTTGCTGAGGCTGTTGCTGAAGAGCCACACACAGTTATCGGTCCAGTTACAGACAAGTTAATGCGTCTACGTCCAATCGGATGGTACGGCGTACTTGGATGGAACCTATACCGTTCAGATGCACTATGGCGTGTACAAACTGCATCAGCAGTTCGTCCAGCAGCCTAGTCTAAGTAATTAGATAGGTGGGGCTAAGGGAAACTTTAGCCCTATCTGTAAACTTATTTAAGGAGACAAATGCCAACAACAAAGTACTACTTTGAGACACCTTATATTGAAGAGGGTCCAGCGGGATATAACAAGTTACATATCAGATATAAGTTAAGACGTGGTATAAGTGTTATTAAAGAAAACGGCGTTTATCGTCAGGCTAGATATCCTTACATTGATGAACTAAATGCAGCAGAAGCCTACTATCTAGGTGGAAGTAAGTATGAAGTTACTCTTGCTGAAAAAGCGTCATTAGAAGCAGCAGGGTATACTGTAACAACAGAAACCGTATAACAGGGGATATATGTCATTACATAGACAGAGAACACATCCAGTAGAAGTTGAAGGATGTTTTGGTTGCAAGATTTCCGCTTTACAATTGAGTCCTGGTGAGGCTTCTACTCGCACCACGATGTCAACCAAGAAGTGGGACGGGGAGTTGCAGGCTTACCGTGATGCTCGTGCTCAAGGTATCCAACCTGCATCTACTCAAATGAAAGACATCAAGGCGGCAGTTGCTGCATCAAATCACTTCGGCAAAGCGTTTAAAGCCGACGAACCAGGAAAAGGACTAATCTAATGCCAAAAGTAGGAATGAAAGAATACTCATATTCAGCAAAAGGAATGGCCATGGCTAAAAAAGAAGCCAAGAAGACAGGTAAGAAAATGGTCATGAAGAAGATGAAGAAAATGGGTAAGAAGAAGTAATGCCTAAGGCAAAACTAACTGTTGCTCAAAAGTATAGTCAACTTAAAAGACAGACCGAATCTGCAGGTATGAAAGTATCTGAAAAGAATGGTAAAATAGTTGTAACTCGTAGAAAGAAAAAATAATGGCAAATATGTCTCGTTCATCTGGTAGTGATAAGTCACGTCAGAATCCAAACTTCCTATCATCTATTGCAGGTCGTGTAGGAACAGTTGCTAGAGAAGTTCGTGATGTTAATACTGCTTTCTGGACTGACCAAAAGGCTGGCTTCCAAAGAGGTCAAGGTGCTCAACCTGGATCTAAACAATTACAGACTCTTGTAGATAATGATACTCGTGCTAGATGGAATCTAAAGCGTCAAATAAAAGAAGTTGGTGCTGCAGTTACTAAAGGTAAAAAAGGTACTCGTTCTGACCAACTTAAGGGTGGAAAGTACATTAACAAGACACCTAAGAAAAAGTAATGTCATCGGGACAGCGCAAGAGACATGATGGATTTAACAAGTCTCTAATTAAGGATGGCATGATTCTCATTATGAGAAAAGACGGAAGCGTCAAACTTCGCAAGGACATGAAAACAGGGGAAATAATAAATGGGACAAAAGCAGGAAACGGTATCTCTAGCCTGGTGCGATAACGGAAATGTAGACGGATTATTCATGCTTGGGGTAACCGATGTGTTACTCCAATCAGGAATCAAGTTCGTATCTACAATCCGCAGTCAAGGCAATCAAATTGCTAGACAACGGGATAGACTGATTAACCACTGGTACGATTCAAATAAAGCAGATTGGCTACTCTGGGTAGACTCAGATGTAGTGATTAGTCCAGAAACATTTAGATTGCTTTGGGCTAATAAAGATAGATTAGCAAGGCCTATGATTACTGGAGTTTACTTTACTTCAGATAATCCTGAAGAGCCTCTAATGATTCCACTTCCAACTCTCTTCATGTTTGAGGATGATAAGGAAACTGATAGGTTAATCTCTAAGAGAATACATCCACTACCTGAGAATAAATTAATTAAGGTAGATGCAGCAGGTATGGGATTCATACTAATGCACAGAGACGTAGTTACTAGAGTTAAAGAAAAAATGGGAGATGTCAGACTATTTGCTGAAATGGGCAAAGGTGATAGTTTCCTAGGTGAAGATATTTACTTCTTCGCATTATGTCATCAGGTGGGCGTACCGCTTTGGTGTCATACAGGAGCACTTGCTCCACATATGAAACGATTCTCATTTGATGTAAATTACTATAGAGCAATATTTGGGGGTAAGAAAAATGGCAACGACACCAGCGTGGCAGAGGAAAGCGGGAAAGAATCCTAAAGGCGGTTTAAACGCCAGAGGAAGGGCTTCTGCTAAGGCACAGGGCATGAACCTGAAGCCTCCTGTTAAAAAGGCTGAGGCTAAGAGATCACCTAAATCTGCAGCAAGACGTAAATCTTTTTGCAGTCGTATGTGCGGTATGAAGTCCAAACTGACTTCTGCTAAAACTGCGAATAATCCAAACTCTAGAATAAACAAGTCCTTACGGGCTTGGGATTGTACATGCCGATGAAAAAACAATTTTGGGATAAGAAGAACCCTAAAAAAACTTCTAAGACATTAACACCAGCCCAAAAAAGTGCTGCTAAAGCAAGGGCAAAGGCCGCAGGTAGACCTTACCCTAATCTTGTAGATAATGCTGCAGTAGCAAGAAAATCCACTAAAAAGAAATAGCGAGGAAAACAATGAAAGAAGCATCTGATTTAGACGTTGACAGAGCAATTATGCGTGTTCAAGCGGCTATACTTGAAAGCGACATTAGGGCTATGAAAAAGTCTAGAACTAATTACACAAGCCGTAGTGCACAAAATAAGACTTACAAGCCTACTGGCGTAGTATTCAAAGGACCTGCTAACACACGTACAAGTTCTAACTTTACATATGGTGCAGGAAACCCTAGCACTAAGAATGTTAGAGCAAATGAGTTCCGTGCTGGAGAACGTGGTCAAGGAGTTATGAAGGCTACTTCATCTAACTTCAAGTACAATGCTCCTAGTGCTTCAAAGCCTAAGGCTAAGAAAGATACAAGTTTTAAGAAATCTGGAGTCGCTGGAGTATTGAAATCTCCTGAGGCAAAGAAGTTCAGAGAAACATTTAAGAAAAAGGGACTAATCCCAGCCCTACGTGGTAAGTAAGGAATACAATGGCAATTGGAACTCTAGGTTCTACATTTAGCGCTGAACTAAATCGTCTTGCTAATGGTGGCACTTATCCTGCTATTTTAGCATGGAGAGGCGATCAAGAAGCAGCCAACGTATGGTCAGGTACAACTGGTGAAAGTTTACAGGGTGCCCTAAATCGTAAGGCTGGCAAGACAAATCCAATAACATTTTTAGACATCAATGGTGTTTGTAATTTACTTGCTTCAACAAGTGACTTAGAAGCAACAGAAGCCCTTAGAAGGATATCCTCTTAATGACAACTACCTATGCCGATCTTGTAGATGACGTATTACTTAACCTATCAGGTTATACATTACGTCAAGATAGAACCACTCACCTAACTGGTAATATTACTACATCGAGTACAACGCTTAACCTCGCAAGTGTTTCTAACATTGGCAAAGGTTTAGTTGAGATAAATGACGAATTGATTTGGATTGATACTTATGACCGTGTTTCGAGTACTGCGACAGTTCCTCCGTATGGCCGTGGTTACAATGGTACTACTGCTGCTGCTCATGCTGCTGACACGAAAGTTACTGTTGCGCCGTCGTTTCCTAAATCAGTTGTAAAGAAGGCTATCAACGATACTATTGATGCAGTCTTTCCTAAATTATTTGCTGTGGGAAGCACTACATTTACATTAGTAGCCACTAAAACTTCCTACCAAATACCTGCCGATGTAGAGACTATTCTGTCAGTAACTTGGTCAGTAACTGGTCCCTCTAATGAGTGGTTACCTGTTAAGTCATGGCGTCAAGACCCAATGGCAAATACCACAGTATTTACAACAGGACAAAGCATGTCTGTATACGATGCAATAACACCTGGCCGTACAATTCAAATATTCTATACTAAGAAGCCAACTCCATTAACTGCGTCTGCATCCAATGCAGTTTTTGAAACTGTGACTGGATTACCTTCATCTTGCAAAGATGTAATCCTGTACGGTGCTGCTTATCGCCTAGCATCATTCATTGATCCAGGCAGATTAACTTACACCTCTGCTGAGGCAGATCAAACAGATACCAAGATCCAATATGGTTCTGGTGCTTCAACCGCTAGATTCTTACTCGCTCTGTTCCAACAAAGATTAACAGAAGAGTCAGAAAAACTCCGAGATGTCTACC